TCAAATGCATTTTCCCAGAGCGAGGGCAGAGGCTGTAGAGTATGGCTTTGCAGATGGATTTATAAAATGAGGAGAATAAAATGACAATACCAGTTTTAGGAATATTAAGTGGTCTTGGAACAATTGGACAGCTGATTAGGGATATTAGAGCAGCAATAACTGGTAAAGAAGTTGTTGATCCTACAAAGTTAGCAGAAATTGAAGCCAAGCTAACTGAAATGGAAACACAACTTCTTAATGCTCAAAATGAGATAAATAAGATTGAAGCAGGGCATCCTTCTATCTTTGTAGCAGGCTGGAGACCTTTTGTTGGCTGGGTTTGTGGAATTGCTTTTGCTTATCACTTTATAGCTTTACCAGTGGTTTCATTAATTATAAAGATTTATCAAGTAAATTTTCAACCACCTATTTTTGATATACAGACTTTGGTAACTGTGCTATTTGGAATGCTTGGATTAGGACTGTATAGGACACTTGAGAAAAAATGGGATGTTCAAGATAAACATTAAGGAGGAGGTGCAAGATGATGGCAGTAATAACTTTTTTAGTTGGAGCAATCGTTGGCTTTGTGCTTGGTTGGTATGTATTCAAACATCGTAGCAAGAAGTTTTTTGAATCTTAAAAGAGGGGAGATGATTTATAATGCCTTGCAAGACAAAGAAAACTAAAAAGACAAAGAAACCTAAGAAGTAAGAGAGGGGGATGACAGCAATGGGGAGAGCTGTTAAAGCTGCGAGGGCTCATACTCCAATCGTCTCAGAGAGGCAGAGAAGATTCTTTGGAGCTGAGTATGGAAGAGCAAAGAGAGGAGAAGCAAGGGAGACAGGAATGAGCAAAGCAATCTTAAGAGAGCACCTGCTTGAGGTGAGCGGGAAGAAACTTCCTGAGACAAGCAGAAGGAGGAAGAAGAAATGATCCGCAAAGTCAAAGGAGGGTATAGAGTTGTTAGTGAGAAAGGGAAGAACTTAGGCACTTATCGATCCAAAGCTGCTGCCCTAAGGAGGCTCAGGCAAGTAGAATACTTTAAACACAAAAAGGGAAAATGATAACTCTACTCAAACTTTCAGAGGAAAAGCAAAAGCGGATTGTAGATTGGTTGAATGATGAGATTACCTCTGCTCTCGCCTCGAGAGGGGAGCTTGAGGATCGGTGGGTGAAGTGGACTAAGAACTTCGAGGCGAAGCCAGAGAGTGAAGTGAAGAACTTTCCATTTGAACGAGCAAGCAATATTGTTGCTCCAATCCAGTCCAGCGTTGTCAATGCTGTTGTAGCAAGAGAATATGCAACCATCTTTGGTGTCAAACCCTTTTGGACTGTTCTTCCTCTCAGCGATAAATGGGTAGATCATGCTCTCCCCACCCAGCGCCTTCTCGACTATGCTCAACGCTTTGAGATGGAGATGCACAAACGAATTGTAGATTGGCTCTATGTCAAGAGCAATCTTGGAACAGCATTTGCTAAAGTCCCATGGATTTCAGAGAAGGGAAGACGCAAAAGATACACGCCAAGCGGAGACATAGAGGTTTATGAATATGAGATGGCAGATGGTCCTCGCTTCATTCCCATCCCAATTCAAGATTTTATCTTCCCTACAACCTCTATCCAAGACATCCAGCGTTGTCAGTGGGTTGCTCACCGCTTCCGTCTCAGATGGCCTACAATCTTGAGGAGAGCAAAACAAGGTCTCTACATCAACGAGGACAAAATTGAGTCATTCTTTAAGTATGAAGCAGAGAAGCTAACGGATGAGCAAGAGAGACTCGAATGGTTGAATAGAATGAGAGATATTAGAGAGTATGAGATTTATGAAGTGTGGGCTGACTATGACTATGATGACTGTGGGTATGAGGAGGCTGTCGTCTTCACAGTCAACCTTGACGCTCGAGTGTTGCTCAGACCCATCCTCAATCCATTTGATCATGGTCTCAGGCCTTTCATCTCTACTCAGTGCTTCCCTCGAGCTCATCGCATCTATGGAATTGGGTATGGGCAGAAGTTAGAGCGTCTCCAAGAAGGTCTAACAACAGCTTACAACCAAGCAATAGACAATGCCTCTCTTGCTAATGCTCGTTGTATTAAAGCAAGAAGAGGTAAGGGAATCAAACCTGGGATCAAAATTTATCCTGGTAAAGTTTTTCTTGTTGATGAGATGGATGACATTGATACATTTCAACTTGGAGAACTCTATCCCAGTGCTCATGTTATCATCAGAGCTATGCATGACCTTGTTGAGAGGGATACAGGCGTCAGCTCTTATCAACTTGGCAAGGAGAGTCCTATCGTTGGAACATCAGCAACCGCTACCTCTACTCTCGCTCTCATCCAAGAAGGAAACAATCTCTTCAACTTCCTTCTGAACAACGACAGAGCTTCCTTTGGAGATGTTGCTTATCAAGTGTTTCATCTCTACAAGCAGTTTAAACCA